CAGTCTCCTTGCAATGCACCTTTAGCATAGTCCGTAGCTCTGTTCTCAAAGAAGTTTGTATGAGTAGGAGCATTGATCATAGTCTCAACCCAAGGTAGTGGATTAGTTTTAACTTTGTAAATACCTTTCATACCCATAGATATTAATCTACGATCTGCTATATAACGAATATACGTTTTAACTTCTTCAGGTGTAAGTCCATCCACTGCCCCCATTTTAAACGCCAGATCAACAAATTTATCCTCAAGATCAACCATTTTACTCGCAGTACTGTAGATTTCTGATTTTGTTTTGTCATTCCAAACCTCTCTATTTTCTTCTATATAAGTTCTAAAAAGTTTGATCATACCTTCTGCATGTTGTGTCTCATCTACAATAGACCATGTAACTATCTGTCCCATACCTTTCATCTTACCATGTCTAGGAAAGTTTAGTAACATAATAAAAGAAGAGAACAATGCTAGTCCCTCTGTGAAAGCAGAGATAGCTGCAATCTGTAGAGGTATTGGTACGTTTTGTTTTGATACATGATCTTTAAAGAACTCATGCTTATCTCTCATAGCTTCATATTCATTGAACTCATTGTATGTGCTGTCTGGCATACCAAGAGATTCAATAAGATGTGAGTAAGCTGCTACGTGTAATGCTTCTCTTGAACAGAAAGAAGACAGCATCATACGTACCTCTGGTTGTGGAAAATGTGGTAGATAATTTTCTACATAACCACCAGATACATCTATATCTGATTGTGTAAAGAATCTAAATATATTAGTAAGAAAGTATTTCTCTTCTGTGCTTAGTTTGTTTTTCCAATCTTTAACATCTTCAAGCATTGGTACTTCTGTATGTAACCAATGTGATTGCTCATGCTTGAGCCATGCATCATAAGCCCAAGGATAATTAAAAGGTTTAAAGTAATCTCTTTGATCTTGAAGTTTTAATTTATTCATGTTCGCCCCCATTTCCTCTTCCTAAACCACCTACAGATGTAGGAAATAATTTACCAAAAACATTTGGTTTTGTTTTAGCTAACTCAAAAGTAGTAGCTGTTACAAATAAACCTAACAATAAAAGTATATGTGCAATAGCAGATATACCAAATACAAAATATGATCCTAGATAAATACTAAATATAATACACCACATCCATGCTAGTAATTGCATAATCATATGACGCACTACCATACTAGGTATATTACTTAGTGGGTTATATCTATGATCCATTATAGATAACCAACAACTACCTACAAACTTAATCACGTTTCAACACCTCTCTTGTTGTAGTCTTTAGGTAAGCAAAGAAACTGACTTACTTGTGCTCCTTCTATTTCTTTGTAAGAATTTCTAGCAAATTCAAGTAACTCATTAATATTATTAGTTATATATTCATAACACTCTCCTTGTTCTTCAAATACTAATTCCTTATTATCTTTATGACTAATAACAAGAACATTACCTCTATCATAGTCTTGTAAATTAGGAAAGAACATTACAATTATTATTACTAATTTACTCATCTTTACTTTTCCTTTCTAACATAGAATAACATTCATAGCAAAGTTTTAATCCTTTCCTATCCCATGTAAATTCATATTGATCTCCTGTTACCCAACCTAGTTTACATATGTAACATACATTTTTAAATTCTAAACTATTTACCATGATTAGGGTGAAAATTATAATTTATATTTGCTAGTTCTCTAGCTTTTATCGCCTCTTCTAAAGTATCGTAACGTCCTATATGTTTACAATAGTTACCATTATAAATCTGTGCTCTATATTTTTTTATTCTTTTATCCCAATGTATTCCATTATGTCCAACTTTATTATTTTTTTGAAGTGTTCTGTTTCTATTATTTTCAGAAGGAGTAACATCTCTAAGATTAATAATTCTATTATCAGTTGGATCGTGATTGATATGATCTATTTGATGTTTAGGCCAACAACCATAGTAATGTAGCCAAATCACACGATGTGCTAAGTATCTTTTTCCAAAAATTGAACCTTCTTTATTTCCAATTCTTCCATGTTTTGAGCGATAGTCTTTAGTTTTATAAGTAAATGCTTTTTTATCAGACCACTTAGCGTTCCATTTACGTGCATCAATTTCCTTTTTAAAATATTTTAGAGGTCTTTCTTTCCAAAAAAGATCTCCAGTATCAGGGTTATAATCTAATAAATCTCTAACTATTTCAGAAGTAAGTTCCATAGCAATCTCCTTATCCTTCACAAGCTAGGCACTCATCTCCAGATGCCAATGCTTCCATGTCTAACTCATTAATAATCTGTCGCTCAATCTTACGACTAACTTTGTCAGCCTTACCAATCTTTTCTGAACGACAATAGTACATAGTCTTCAGTCCTTTCTTCCATGCCATGTAGTGTATAGCATGTAGATACTTAATCTCAGCATCAGGTCTAAAGAATACATTAAGAGATTGTGATTGGTCAATGTATTGTTGTCTATCTGCTGCATGTTCTATAACCCATCGTTGATCTATCTCCATAGCAGTCTTAAATACTTCTTTCTCTTCAGTAGTAAAAGATCTTAGATGTTGTACAGAACCATCGTTAGCTATGATACTAGACCAGATACGTTCATAGTTTAGCTTACTATCTTCTTCACATTTAGTCTTAATAATTTTATCTAAGAATTTGTTTTTATTTAAGAAAGATCCACTAAGAGTATCTTGTCTATAGGCATTAGCTCTCCAAGGTTCTATTGATGGAGAAGTATTACCCATGATAATAGAGCTAGATGCATTAGGTGCAATAGCCATAACATGACTACATCTAAATCCTGTACCCTCTGCATCAGGAGCTTCACCTCTAACTGAAGCTAAGTTTCTATTAGCATAGTCTAAACCTTCTCTAATATGTTTAAACATTCTAATATTATGAGACTTAGCTAATGCACAGTCAAAGGGTATGTTTTTACTTTGTAAATATGCATGGAATCCAAGTGCTCCAACTCCAACTGATCTCTCTCGCTTCGCACTATAACGAGCACGATGAATAGTATCAGGAGCGTTGTCAATAAAACTTTGTAAAACATTGTCTAACATTTCTAATGTATCTGGTAGAAAATCTTTATCTTTAGACCACTCATCAAAGTATTCTAAGTTTACAGAAGACAAACAACATACAGCAGTTCTTTCTTCTGATGTAGGTAGAATAATTTCAGAACATAAATTAGATTGATTTATTTTAAAACCTTTTTGTTTTAACCATGATGGCATTTCATTATTAGACTTATCAATAAAATGTATATAAGGTTCTCCTGTTTGCATACGCATTTCTAATATACGTTGCCACAGTTCTTTAGCAGAAACAATATCCCTTACTTCACTACTGTGCGGATCAACTAGATCCCAACTATCATCAGCAAGTGGATTAATCATACAGTGTTCAAGAACACTCATAAACTTATCTGATATATTAATACCATGATGCATATTGAGACAGCGAAAGTTTTGATCTCCTGTTGGTTTACGCATCTCAAGAAACATAAGTACATCTGGATGTGATATATCTAGATATGCGGCATAACTACCTCTACGAGTTCTCCCTTGTCTGTATGCCAAGCTTGATGCATCATACATTTTAAGGTGAGGCATGACCCCTGTAGACTTATCGTCAGATGAACGAATACCAAAGCCAACACCAACACCACCACCCAACATTGAAAGCCAGTTTGTTTCACTTAAATTCTCCACTAATCCTTCAGAACTATCGTCAATATAATTAAGATAACAAGAAATAGGAAGCCCACGTTTAGATCGTCCATACGATAAAATTGGTGTTGAATACGAGAGCCAATGTTTTGAAGCGTACTCATATAATCTTTGAGCATGTTTCTTATCAGAACCAAAGCAGCTAGATACATGTGCAAACCTTTCTTGTGGTGAAATTTCATGATCCATCATGTAAGCTTCTTTAAGACGAGTGATCCCTAACTCATCAAAAAGATTATCTCTCTCAGGAGAGATTGTAATATCATCTTTAATCATTTGCCCCTACCATAATACTTTCTTTTCTTTGTAATATAAATCTAAAATCATTTCTGCGTAGTGTATTACTTTCTCTATATCTTTTCTACCCTCTCCTTTTGTACGATGTCTTGTTACATACTTTACAATATTACCTTCACAAAAACTTAAATTATTTTTTTCTATATATTCAACAGGTTGTATAGCACAATTTTTATAATGCTTACCATCTACTTGTTTATCTAATGCTGATTCTTTCAAGTCTTTTGCCTCTCTTAATTTTCTAACTATATACTGATCTCTTGATTCATTTTTAATATTCATCTAATTCTTTCTATAAAAAAGAGTTTAACTTTTTTCTTATATCTGAATTATCTTTTACAGTCACAGCTTTAATTGCAAAAGTTCTTATTGTATTAGGATCAACACCTGCTAGTTCACAGGTATATGTGAAGTTCTCACAGGTAACACCAATAGAAGCAAAGACCCAAGCATTAGCTTGATCTCTCAGCAAAGATGTTTCTACATTTTCATTATCTACTTTAGGTTTAGATAAGTCAAGTAGTGCTCTTAGAATAATTGCTAAGTTTAAACTTCTATCAGGATTCTTTTCTGTTAAATCGTATAACGATTCGTTTTCTTCTAAATCATTTTCCATTTGGCGGTTCTTGTACTGGCCTATAAAATTTACCTCCTACATAATTATTGTAGAAGGCTGGCTCATCTGTTCCTTCTAATGTTGAAGTCAACACATGATTCATTACTTGATAGTAACACTCATAATATTTTAAACTTCTTTTATTTTTACACTCACAAATAATTTCAAACTTAAATGCACGTTTACCTAATTTCTTTATATCTTCATTAAGATATTTACTAGAGCCTGTATATATTCTCCAGTTAGATTCTACCTTTTTTTTATTACGAGTTACGTAATATTGTTTACAACCTATATAAGACTTATTAGTTTTCTTATTAGTTATTTGATAGACAAAACCAAAGTGAACATGTGGTTCTGGTTTTTTATTAAACTTCCAATGCATATACTTCTTCTACATCTGGTTCTCTCACAACCTGTGTTAAAAATTTATTACCCTTTGCATATTTAAATACACGTAATCCTTTACCTTGATTAGAATCTGCCCAACATGTCTGCTTATAATTACAATAGACACAACCAACAGCCAAGCTACGATTACCAGATTTGCCATCAGGTATATCAGTATAACACTTATCAGGCAAGCTATCTTTACCAACAATGTTTTTAAGATGTTTGACCCTTGCTTCTGCATTAATCATATCCATCTGATGTAATTTAGATAAACATATCTCTCCAGTAGATTTATTTATTGCAAGAAATGCAGCAGTATCTATACCATTTGCTTGAGCGTAAGCAGAT